CGTTGAATCTGGAACTAGGCGCTCTTGAGTACGACCGAGTGCAGGCTTGCGCGACCTCGCGAGGTCAAACCGTGCAGACATTTCTGACTGAAACGAACAAGGCCATAATCCGCGATATTGCTGTCCTAGAGGAAGGTAATCAGATGAACCTGATGCTGCAACGCTGGAATATGGCAACTTACGCAAAACGCTGCGCAGCATTGGAAGCGTTGCGATGAAGGACGCCAATGGCATGGGAAATCAGATGGAAACGAAAGGGCGCGAAGTACGACGATCCGATTCGCGAGACTTGGACACTCCACACGCCATTGGCCCGGACCCCGGAGGAAGCCGGCGCGATGGTGACGGTGCTTTTGAAACAGCATGATCCTCCCGTACTGACTATCGTGACAGAGGAACTGCTAAAAAAGCCAGAGATCAAGAAAGTGCTTGCCACGAAACCTTTTGAAAGAGTAAACATAAAATCTTAATGAAGAAGCTCGATTCAATCCGTTCCACCATAACCCACGGATGGCCGCAGGCCACGTTTTGGGCTTCTTCTTAAGATTCATAGGGTAAATCTCAAAAAATGGACGATTCTGTAACATCTAACCTAGCCGCTGAAAAGGTTAGTCCTTTTCACCAGCAAATGCTTGAGGATAGTAAGGTTTTAATGAAGCGTTCACGCGATGTCATGGTTAAGTATTACGGCAAGTGGGATTTGGCTGACCAAGTATTCCGTGGTATAAGGCCGAAGGATTCGGAGGACATTAAAGCGCGCGAACGTAAGGAACCTGAGAAGATGGTTGTTCCTATTTCTTACAGTCAGATTCAAACTTTCGTAGCGTTTTGCTACTCGCTTTTCACGCAACGTGAAAAGATGTTTGAGGTTGTTGGTTTCGAGGCGGATGACGATAAACCAGCTAAGGTCGGTGAAGCCTTGCTAGCGCGCGACCTTCGACACAACAAATTCGAGGCTCTTTTACAGCAATTCTTGCTCGACATTGCGCGCTTTGGCCTTGGAGTTTTTAAGGTTTGTTGGACCACTGATAAACAAATGGTTCGAGAGACGATCACAACTCAACCAATGTCTGTTTTCGGTGTCAAGCTCACGAACGGTCGACAAATAGAGCAAGAAGTTGAAAAGATCAAGTACCAGGGTAATAAGATTGTTCATATCTCACCCTACCGCTTTTTTCCTGACCCGCGCTTGCCATTAGTCCGTTTCCAAGAAGGTGAGTTCTGTGGCTCAGAAGACTTATACTCAATGGCAACACTCCGTCAATGGGAACATGAAGGTAAGATTGCTGGTGTGGATTTTATCAAATCCTTCGACCGTTCTGAGTACGAAAAAGTTGGTGGTTATCGCTTTGACTACGATGCTGAAAACATTGGTGTAATGGCTCCTGGTGCAACAATGGTTGGTAGTGGACAAATCAAGAAAACTGTTGTCATAAGTGAGATTCAGAGGGTCATCGTTCCTGCTGATTACGAGGTTGATGGCAAACGTCTTGGGACGGAGAAGCGGCCTACGAAGTATAATATCTGGATGGCGAATTACAATCGCATTATCAAGTGCGAGCCTTTAGGGTACGTGCATGATGATTTCACTTACTGTTGCGCGCCTTTTATCTTTGACGATAATACTTACCTTAGCGATAGCTTGTCTGATAGCATCGCGGTATTACAAGATGTCATAACTTGGTTCATAAACTCTCGCATCACGAACGTTCGTAAAGTCATTCAAGATAAACTTGTTGTCCACGCTAAGAACATCGAAATGGGAGACTTGGAAGATCGTGCTCCGGTTATCCGAATGAAGTCAAGTGCACCTGCTGACATAAATAAATCAATCATGCAGCTTGCCTTACAAGATGTCACTACAAACCACATTGGTGACGCAAAATACCTCCATGAAATTGTTCAAACTGTTACTGGCATCAACGATGCGCTTCTTGGACAATTCCAACCCGGCCGGCGTCCCGCTGCTGAACATCGTAATACTTCTGCTGGCTCTGCTTCACGGCTTAAAACCGTTGCTGCCGTTATTTATTGGGTGGCTTTGGAGCCTTTAGCACGGCAGATGTTATCGAATCTAAGGGACGGTTTAGAAGACGAGACCTTCGTGCGCCTTGTTGGTCTTAAAAAGGCTGTTGAAGGTCAAGAGTTTGTTTCTGTGACTCGTGAAGACCTCGTTGGCAATTATGATTTCGAGATTTTTGATGGCACTCTGCCGTCAGAACGCTCATACACTGCTCAGGCTTTGGAAGAAATCTTGAGTGGTTTGATGAAAAACCCAGAAGCCACGGTAATGTTCGGCCTCGATCCACGTAAGATTTTATTCGAGATCATGGAACTTCGTGGTATTCGCCATCCAGAAAGGTTTGAGCTTGACAGAGCAATCACTAACCCTCTCGCAGCGTCTACGGGGGCTGCAAACACTAATGGAGAACCCGTTATTCAAAGAGGTGCTGGCCAACCTCCAGTTGGAACAACGAACGGCGATACAGGAGGCTATTGATGGCGATGTTAACCAAAACAACGAGCATTTTCGCCAAGTTGGCTTGTTCAAAGGTCTTGGACGGGTGGAAAACTTGGTCGTAGAAATGATAAACGAAACACAAGAAAAACTAAAACAGGAGCAAATGTATGAGCGGACAGAATGAAAACGCGGTAGGCGAGGAAGAACTGAGGCCAGATGGTTTGCCGAATGCGGTGGATGGTGAGCAGGACGTAAGGGCTGATGACGGCGTTAAAGGCGCTGATGATAAGGTCGTTGATGATAAGGTCGATGATAAACCAACTACTGAGGAGCGTATCACGGCTGTTCTTGAAACCCTCGTATCGAAGCGTGATGATAGCACCACAGACAAACCCAAAGAATACACTCAAGATGAAATCGACCAGCTTTTGCAGGTTTACAAACCGAGCGAGAAGCTAATTACGGACTTGCGAGCGGAAGACCCTAAGATTGCTGTTGGTGCTATTAAAGAGCTTGTTGCGGGCGTTATCAAACAAGCTAACACAATGGCCGACCTCCGTATCCAGCAAATCGTCGGAGACCTTCGTGAGAAGGAGTTGACACCGTTACAACGCTACTATCAAGAAGCCGCGGCAGCGCGCGAGGAACAGACGTTCTATTCAAAGAACGAAGACCTCAAACCTTACGAACTCATCGTTAACGCGGTGACAGAAAAACTCGAACGGTCTGGCAAGACCTTCGACGATAAACAAAAAGCTTTTGATGAAATCGCGCGAGTATCACGCGATGCAATCAAATCAATGGGGATCACTCCAAAGAAGGGTGCGAGCGGTTCTGCCGGTCGAACTTCATCCTCAAGTGGTTCTCGGATGTCTACGCTGTCTAGTGGCAGCGGTGGACGGGTTGCAGGTGGGGGTTCCGGTGCTGAAGATAAGCGTCGGACTGGTATGGCAATCTTCGACGATAGCGAATAGTAAAGCGAAAGGACAAAGAAAATGGCGATTCTAGGTCTGGTCTCCACTGAGTCAATGTCACAGCCGACATACTGGGAGGCCAATTTCAGACGAAAGGTGTTTCATCAATATCCGAACGGAGCGATGTCAATCATCGGGCTGCTCTCTTTGATGAAAACAGAAACGGTTCCTACACCAGAGTTTACTTGGTGGGAGGAAAGGTTCAGGAGGCAGTATACGACGACGGCAAGTCAAGGTTCGTCCAAAGGACCGTTCAGGCTAGATGCTGACGCGGCTGATGGCGCGGACCCATTCTTGCCAGTGGTCAATACAAACTTCACTCTCTATGTGGCTGATAATACGATGTTTCGTATTGGCCATGTAGTGATGATTACGGGACTAACGAACGCTGGTGGTACTGTCACACTCAATCCAATGCGGTGTGTAGTAACATCAATCGTTGGCACCACAAAAATCCACATGCGCGCTATTAGCCTGCCTGCTGGTATTAGTACGGGGTTTGATAACGGTGTGACAAATGAGAATGTCGGTAAGGGAGTCCTTGCTATTGGCACTGCATTTGCACAAGGAGTTGTAAACCTCACTGGTGAGGTATTCTACCTTCCTGACTCGTTCGGTAACAACACTCAAATCTTCCGTACTCCGTTCTCCTTCACTCGGAATGCGATGAAGACTCCAACGAAGTTCGACGAATCTGGAGTATACAAGGAAAAAGCGAAACAGCATTCGTTATATCACATGGTTGAGATGGAACGTTCAGCACTATGGGGTGAGAAGGCGAAGTTCGTTGCGTCAGGTAGTGCCGACCCCACAACCGGCGCTGGCCTACCTGAGTATAAGACTGGTGGCATTGTTGGTTGGTTCCTGCCTCAATGGGAAATTGCTGATTCTACTTATCGTGGTGGTACTGGAGCACCAGCTCTTACTCTTGACTCTGATGACGACAAGCGAATCATTGCCAATTCAACTGGCACGATAAACGAAGCAACGTATGACGACTATCTTGAGCGCATGTTCAGGAAGACAAATAATGTTACCAATGAACGGCTTGCGGTATGTGGCAACGGTCTTTTGAAGGTCGTTAACCAAATGTACCGTAAGCTTGGAACACTGCCTCTTGAGGTGCCGACTCAAGAAGCTTTTGGAATGAGGATTGTGCGCCATGACTCACCGTTCGGAAGTGTGTATTACAAGAGTCATCCACTATTCAACGAGGATAAAACTGGTGTTGCGACAGAACTCTATCGTGCCGGTTTATTCCTAGATGTTCACAATCTCCGCTACCGTCCGGTAAGTGATAGCGATACCTTCCTTCGCCGCGGTATCCAGACTCCTTCAATGGATGGCCGTACTGATGAGTGGCTCTCTGACACTGGCCTACAACTTATGTTCCCGGAGTCATTCTTGTTCCTCCAGAATGTGAACGCATACGTTCCGTAACAATATGGCTGACCTCCTAGCATCAAACGTCACTGTCCTCGACGCTTGGACGACAGGTGATACAAGTAGTAAGCGTAACGTGGTAAAGCGGATTAAATGGACAAGTACAACTGCTGGTGGCTACACGAATAAGCTTGTAGCCACAGCGTTTGGCCTAGTCAAGATTCTTCGTTGTGGGAACATTCTTTTGGATGCTGCAACGAAACAAGTCTATCCTGCAGTACCATCCGCGGATGGAGCGATTATAGTCGCATCTAATCCTGCACAAGCCACCGATGCCAACAGGGCTGATCCTGCTGACATTGCGACATCAACTGACTTCGCGTATTGCACAATAGAGGGCGTGTAGCTCTCACAACCAAAAGGAAAAACATGGATACAATCAAAATCACCGAAAACGTTCGTGAGATGGAACCACCCATGCCAGGTCCAGTGAACTACGATCAAGCGGTTCAAAAGACTGCTTCTTTGCCTGCGATCCAGCCTGGTGAAAATGATGTGGGGCAGTACAAAACTGGCGCACAACCGAAGGACGACCTTGGTGGTCTTGCGAAGTTTAAGTAAAGGAGTGTTGGACTGATAGGGAGGAGTGGAGCTTCGGCCACTCCTCCCTTACTAGTATGCCTCTAACAGCGAATGATTTGATGAACGCTGTCGCGTCGTTTATGCAACGACGACCCGACAATTTCGTCCGGAATGGATTTGACGCACTTTTGAGAGCGTGTAATAACGCGCGCCTTTATGCAGAGCGTCAAATC